GCAAGATGCATCATATCAAGACTTTGCTGATCAAGAAAGATTTGTAAAGTATTCTTTTAATATCACAGCAACAGGTTATATTATTGCACCTAATATCTTAGGAGGCAAAACTGCGCTAAGATCATTTAAATCTGCACCACAAATAAACTTTGAAATCGGCGCAACAACAAATGAGCTTTCAATTGACCCGCAAAAAAGTGGCATTGTTAGCAGCGAAACAGATGCATTTCTGCTTAACGAATTTGAACATGAAGACGATTTGTTACCAACCGATAATGTTGGCTTGGATGCAGAAAGAAATGCTGCCAGAATTAAAAATAGTGATCCTTTAGCACAGGTTGCGGCAAGTGATGCAAGAAGCTTAGAAGACGGAGTATCAACATCGAAAGGTGGCCCTGATGTTATTGGTGGTAGAGGAAGCGATTACAAGAAAGAAAGACAGGTAACTATAAGAAATGCAGACGGTGAATTAATTCGATTACAAGCAAAGAATGTATCAGAAACAAAGGGAGAAGCCGTTTTCGCCGGAGGCATAGCTGAGATAATTGACATAATTAGCAACTAAATATTATATTGTTAGTGACGTAGTATATTTAGATACGATAAACATAGATAATATTTAGGAGATTAGCGACATGGCTGAACAAACTTTTAAGTCTCCAGGCTTTTTTGAGAGAGAAATTGAAATTATTTCAACCACTGCAGCAAAAGGACAAAGATTTACTCCTTTTGGCGTTATAGGAACAGCAGAAAAAGGTCCTGCTTTTCTTCCTGTAACTGTTAATAGTTTACAAGAATTCAAAAAAAGATTTGGTAGAATTACTGACGATATGCCTGCAGGTCATGCCGTTGGTGAGTTTTTTAATAACAAAGGTGACGGCGGAGCTGCTCTCACATTTATGCGCGTACTAGGAACAGGAAATGATGTTTCTTCGGATAGCGACTTTGAAAACAAAGGAATAGTTCCAAACGCTGGATTTTTTGTTGAAGGATCAAAATATGATGTTACCAAAAAACATCAAGGTGCAGTTCAGTTCATTGTTGCAGATCATAAAGTAGATAGCAATGAATTATTTACACTAGGTCATTTTAACGATAATGATAGTATTACAACAGACCTTAGAGACAATGACGGTGCTGCAGCAATTACTGATGACACAATACAGTTAGTAAGAGGCATGCTTTTTCTAGACAAAGATACTAAGGTTTATATTTCAAATAATTCAACAAAACTTACTGATGCTACTATTCCAACCGACGATGTTGAAGCAGTTGATACTAACAAATTATTTTATTTAACTTTTCATAGTGGCTCTACATTTAGCAGTCCATACCCTGTATCGTTAAATCCTGACAGTCCTGCTTATATTAACAATGTCCTAAATACAAACCCTTACAAATTACAAGAAAAGCTACATTACCTATACGCAGACTTTCCTGTTGATACAGCAATAGCAGATCAGGTTGCAGAGTCAAGTAAAGTTGCTGTTTTAAGCGGGCTAAATGAAAAATTGACAACAGGTGGTGATACAACAAATACTGTTGCTAATATGTATGGTAGGTTTGAAACAAGATATCGTACAGCTAGAACTTCAAAGATTATCTCCCAGCCTTTCGGTAATAAAGAGTATGATCTCTTTCATTTTGAAGCATTAGATGATGGCGCATATCCATCAGACAATTATAAAGTTTCTATTAGAGATTTGAGAGCAAGCAATGATCCTAATTACAAATACGGGACATTTACTGTTGAAATAAGAGGTCTAAGAGATACTGATTATAATGTTCAGATTATAGATAAGTTTGCTAATTGCTCTCTTGACCCAAAGAGCGAGAATTATATTGCAAAAGTTATAGGCGATCAAAAAATAAAGCTTGACTTAGACGTAAATAAAAACGATGAAAAACGTTTAAGAGTTGAAGGAACATTCCCTAATCAATCAAGTCATATTCGCGTAGTAATGTCAGATGATGTTACAAATGAAGAAATTCCTGACGAGGCTTTGCCTTTTGGTTTCCGAGGCATGCCACTTCTTAAGACTACTACAGAAGGCTTAGATGGTCAAGCGGCTGAGCAAACAAACGCTACACTCTTGACCGGCTCAAATAATGCTGCAGATGATTTATTTGCGGATGGCGGCGATCCTGGGCCAGGCCCTCATTTGGCAAGCAGTCAAGCCAACAAATTAGCATTCTCAGTATTGCCTCCTGTTCCTTATAGATTCAAAGTAACAAAAGGCGACATGATTGATAATGCTAAAACTTATCTTGGCGAGCCTTCTGACGTAGAAGGATCTGACAGTCGTCTTTACTGGGGTTCAATGACATCAAGAGTTAATAACATTGAAAGCCCAAATAATATTAGCGGTGCTGGCTTTAACAAGATATTTGAAAATTACTCTAAATTCTTAGGCATTGATAAGTTTGGAACAATGTTTGATATTGATAGCGCTGAAGCTGATGCGTTTAACAATAACAAGTTTTCTTTGGCAAAGGTTGCATTTAGCGGAAGCTCAATTAGCGATTTAGGTAATCCTTTTGATGAGTTTAAAAAGGCAGTTTATATAAGAAACGCAGAGATTAACTCTGACATGTTTGATTCGTCTAAATATACAATAGACTCTTCAAAACTTACTGACTTTACTGCACAAGAAAAAACAGCAGCAACAAAACGTGCAACAATGGCAGCACTTCTTTCGGAAGATCCTAAGAAGTTTAATAGATATTCAGAGTTTGCTAAGTTTACAACGACTTTCTTTGGTGGATTTGATGGTGTTAACATATTAGATAAAGATAGTTATCTTCTTAATGATAGAGCAACATCAACTGATACTACAAACGCAACTGCTGCTAAGCAAGGTAAAGCTAGAACAGGTGGATTCGTAAGTGGATTAGCTGGAACAAGTGCTGCAACACCTTTCCAAGGCGTTGGCTTAAACAATAACATTGTTAATTCTTACAATAATGCGATTAGATTAATGACAGATCCTATGTTAATTAATCACAATGCGTTGGCAGTACCTGGAATTAGAGAGCCACTTATTGTAGATTCTGCAGCTGCTAAAGTTAGAGACTATGGTAAGGCAATATACTTAATGGATATTCCTGCTTTTGACAGTGATGGAATTAGGTTGTTTGGATCTACAGAAACAGATGGATCCAACGTACCAGACGTTCAGCAAACATCATTACTTTTTGATAGAAGAGGAATTGACAACAACTTTGTTGCAACATATTTCCCAGATGTTTTTGTTGAAGACTCAGGCTATGAAGTTGAAGGTGCTGTTAAGTTAACTAAAGTACCGGCATCAGTTGCAGCTATGGGTGCATTGGCAAAGACTGATTCTGTTAGTAGTCCGTGGTTTGCTCCTGCTGGATTTAATCGAGGAGGATTAAGTTCTACAAAGGCAACTGTTGTTAGGCTTAATAGTGATGATCGTGATGTTCTTTATGAAGCACGTATTAATCCTATATCTAACTTCCCTAACAAGCAGTTTGTTATCTTTGGTCAGAAAACATTGCAGCAGGCTGCGACATCACTTGATCGTGTTAATGTTAGAAGGCTTCTTCTTGAGATTAAGAGAAGAATAGAGTTAATTGCACAAAGCTTACTTTTCTCACAAAATGATTCTCAGACAAGAAATACATTTATTGAAAGAGCTAACAACGAGCTTTCGCTAATTCGTTTAGGGCAAGGAATTGAAGACTTCCGCGTTATTATGGATGATACAAATAATACTCCTGAAGATGTTGATAATAATAGACTAAATGGTAGAATTGTTTTCGTTCCGACACGTGCAGTTGAGTTTATTGCAATGGACTTTATAATTACTAACAGCGGCGTTTCATTCGAGTAATAATTAAAATAAAATAGGAGATATTAAATGGCACGAGCAGGTGTTACATTAAGAGAAATTGATTTAAGTACGAAAGGTTCTGCACAAAAGCTACAGCCTAGTGGAACACCTGCTGGTGTTATAGGTACAGCTAAAAAAGGTCCAGCATATGTCCCGCACGTTTTTGCTAATATGGAGCAATTTGCTGATAAGTTTGGATCTGTTACAGAGGTAGGCCTTGATTCAAATGGACATAGATTTGGTCCTTTAGCAATTAACGAGTGGATGCAAAACTCACAAGCTGGTGCTTTTGTTCGTCTATTAGGCACAGGTGACGGCAAGAAAGCTGGTAGTGGAGGAAGAGTTACTAATGCAGGATTCGTTGTAGGTTCTCAACAAGTTCAAACATCAGGTAAGGTTGGTGAAAGCTCAAACATTATAAGCCCAGCAGGAACATTTACAGGCGGCAGAACTTATATGCTCGGCTGCTATATGTCAGAAAGCAACGGCTCACGCTATCTTTCAGAAGCAGGATTACAAAGAGCATCTGATCGAATTCCTGCTTTTTCAAGTTTTGCTGCAAAAGCAGGATCTCAAGTAAAAATAACATGGAACGATTTAGATTCTACTGTTGGCAACGGTAAAACAATAAAACTACTTGTTGAAGCTCCTGGTGTATATGGAGCTAATACATTTAATGTTTCAATTGACGAAACAGATGCTGATGTTAGAATTGTTTGGAGATTAAATAGCACAACTGCTGCATTAGGAACATTAGCACAATTAGTTGAAGTAATTAATAACGGAACTTTAGAAGCAGCTTCTGCTGGCTTAACCTTGACAGATGCATCTAATTTAAGAGGTAAAATTAAAGCTTCACTTGTTTCAGGGGATGGATCTCCACTTTTAGTTGATGGTGATGATGAAACTATTACATTGTCAAATGGGTCTGAACTTGCTGTCCCTATTATTCGTGGTGTTCTTTTTGCTGCAAATGGTGTATATCCAGGGCTAAACATTCAAGATTCCTCTACAAATAAATTAGATAACAATTCTTTTATTGCCGCTGGTGGTGTCAATGAAAAAGCAGCATCAACTGCAGTTAATTCTGGGGCAACAGGATCTTTTGGAAATGCTACAAGCAGAGAAGGTGATCTTGGTTATAACTTTGGTGCTGTTAATTCAACGCAAGATTTTGAAATATATCTTAACGGCCTAAATAATTCAGACTATTCAACTCTAGTTAAATGTTCATTTGATCCCAATAAAACAAATTACTTTGCAAAAGTTCTTAACACAGACCCGACAAAACTAGAAGAAGCTGGTCATTATCTTTATGCGCATTGGGATGTAACAGGAAGTGCAATTCCAAGTAATCACGGTCTTGGTTTAAGTGGTGTAAATAAAAATGATGACATGGTAGGTTTCTTGCTGAGCGGCTCAGCAGGACGTGCAACATCAACAGATAAAATTCCTGACTATGAGACACTTAGCGATAGATACAAGACTGCTAAGTCACCTTATGTTATTTCGCAAATATTTGATAATAATACATCTGATCGTAGTGATATTGCACCTGATTCTATTTACAACTTATTTAGACTCCATGCTTTAGATGATGGTGAAATTGGCCATAAACAGTTTAGAGTGTTAATTGAAAATATATTAGCAGCAGATAATAGCGATAGTTATGGACAGTTTGATCTTGTTTTAGAAAGTTTAGAGTCAGATCCTATTAAGGGTGATAAGCTTGCTGTATTTAGAAATCTAACATTTGATCCAGACTCAAAGAATTATATTGCTAGAGTTATTGGTGATCGTCATATGTTCTATGACTTTGATCGTGATGAAAGTAGTCAGCGTCTTGAAGAGCGCGGGCAGTTCGAAGTAAGAAATCCTTTTGTTAGAGTAGAACTTTCTGAAGAATTGGCTAGACATGATGGTTCTGTTCCTAAGAAAGCAATACCTGCTGGCTTTAGAGGCTTAGGACATCTTTATACTAAAGGTGCAGAAGCAGATGCTATCTTCTCTGATGACTTGGACTTTTGGAATGGCGCAAAGCATTTCTTAAGTGCATCAATACCACCTGTACCGATGGTAAGAAGTTTAGGAAGATTTGTTGATAGTACAACTACAGAGCCAGATAAGATTCCGTGGGGTGTTAAGTTTGGCTTAAGACAGGTTGCAGATACAAGCTTAAAAGAAGCTACAGAAGTTACGATAGATCGCTCACTTCATTCTTTCTTAAAGTTCTTCTCTCTATCAACTGATTCAGCTGGCAAAAAAGCAATGTATGTTGAACAAGACGATGCTTTTTGCAATAACTTGTTCTCTCTTGAAAAAATATCGCTTAAGAGTTTAACAAACAATAGAATTGACAACTGGGGCGACGCTGTATATAAGAGAGACGGCATTAAAGAGACAAGCCATAATAGATTCTTAGCAATGGAAACAGATGCAAAAACTTATAACATGAAGTATATGCGATTCCGTTTCCCAATGCTTGGTGGTTTTGATGGTTTAAATATATTCGACAAAGAGAAGACAGAGTTAACAAATGTTGCTGCTATAAGAGAAAACAACAATGAAACTGGTGCATCTCCTTCAATCTTTACAGGACCAACAATTGCAGCATATCAAAAAGGTATCGATGTTTTCTCTGACAAGTCTGCTACAGAAATTCAATTGCTAGTAACACCAGGTTTATCAGCAGCAAAAGTTACAGACTACGGCATCGCGGCATGTGAAGATAGATTTGATGCCATGTATATCATGGATATTGAACGTTACAGCAAAGACAACGTTATAAGTGGATCTGCGAATACATTTGAAAACAAAGTAAATGTTTCAGAAACAACAAGCAAGTTTGAGTCTAGAGGATTAGATACATCTTTTGCAGCAGCTTATTTCCCTAATGTTATTATGAGAAGACCAATTGATAATGCGCCTGTTAAAGTACCTGCTTCTGTTGGCGTTCTAGGTGTTTATGCTCAGAATGACAGCATTGCTGATCCTTGGTTTGCACCTGCTGGTCTTGAAAGAGGTCAGATACAGAGAGCAATTGGTTCTGATGTTTATCTTCGTGAAGATGAGCTTGATGAAATTTATGATGTTGATATTAATCCGATTTACGTTCCTGCTGGGCGTAGTGAAGAAACATATATCTTTGGTCAAAAGACATTGTTGCAAGATCCATCAGCACTTGATAGAGTTAACGTAAGAAGACTACTAATTAATCTTAGACGTCAAGTTAAGAAAGTTGCTGAGAAGTTACTCTTTGAGCCGAATAGAGAGAGTACTTTAGAAAGATTTACAGCACTTGTTGAGCCTATCATGCAGAGAGTTCAGCAAAGAAGAGGTGTTGTTAGATATAAGGTTCAAATTGATACATCAACAACAACAGACATTGACATTGAGAATAATACACTACGTGGTAGAATATTCTTGCAGCCAACAAAATCGGTTGAGTTTATTTCACTTGATTTCGTTGTAACTAACACAATTAGCGAATAAGAAGTATATTTAAGAATAGATAATTTAGGAGATATAACAAATGGCAGAGACATTATCAGTTGCTGAAATGATTCCCAATAAGTTTGAGCCAAAAAGACAAAATAGATGGGTCTTCGCTTTAGAAGGTATTGATGCTTTCTTGATGAAGACCGCTGCAAGACCAAATTTTAATGGAAGCACTCAGATACTTAAGTTTATTAATAGCACAAGATATTTAGCTGGACGTTACGAATTCCAGACAATGAATGTTACTCTTTACGATCCCATTGCTCCGAGTGGTGCTCAACAAGTTATGGAATGGTTAAGAACTCATTATGAGTCTGTCAGCGGACGCGCTGGCTATGCAGATTTTTACAAGAGAGACTGCCAGATTAAGCTTCTTGATCCTGTCGGAACTGTTGTAGAACTTTGGGACATGAAGGGTTGTCTCATAGAATCAGCTGATTATGGTCAGCTTAGCTATGATGATGATGGAACAGCTACAGAAATTTCATTATCACTTCGCTTTGATAATTGTGTCTTACAATACTAATTAGTTTCCAGTTTTTTGCCTAAAATAATCTCTGCCATTGAATAGTAGTATTATTTTAGGCACAATAGTATATGCAGGTTTGATTTTTTTAAATAATATGATATGTAATGCAAAGTGATATTTATAATTAAATCTGCGTTAAAATAGGATATATTATGGCATCTGATAGAGAAGTATCGATTGAAAGTAGTGATGTTCAATTAAACGAAGAACCTTTCGGTAGCATTGACTTTAGAAAAGATACATGTGCTATAGTAGGTACTGCTCATAAAGGGCCGGCTTTTGTTCCTAAAAGCTTTATAACAATGGGCAATGAAAGATCTCTAGAGTTAGGTGATAATATTAATTCTTTTGCTAGATATTTTGGTGATCCTACCGGGAGCTTTAATATAACAAGTAACGCAAGACTAGCAGCTGAACAATGGTTAAACGGAGACGACAAACAAGTATCTTTTATAAGGCTGTTAGGCGCTGGCAATGGCTTGAAAACTAATAGTTTAGGAGTAGTTGACAAGGCTGGCTTTGTTGTCGGTAGTGAACAAGTTAGCGGTACTACTAATCACGGAAAGTCTAGCAGTAATAAATATGCTAATGAAAACGGACCACTAGGACGAACTTTTTTTCTAGGCGGATTCTATTATCAAAGCACAGGTTCAGTTAGCAATAATTTAGTTCTACATCCTCTTACAGAATCATTTGATCAATGTAGAATGACAAAGATAGACGGTATAACAAAAAATTTAACTCAAGACGTCAATGGTAAATGTTTATATCCAATTATTAATGGAGTATTAATGTTTCCAAGTGGTGTATATCCTGGTTTAAATGCAAGTTTATCCACTACTTTATTAGAAGGAAATGAAGTTGCAAAAGGATTTTTTGGTGCTAGCGGCGATAAAGGCCAACACTTAGGAAGTGGAAGTTTATCTGAAGGTGATAGAGTTTTTAGTTTATTTTTAAATGGTTATAATTTATTTGAAGAGGCAAAAATAAACTTTAATTTTAATAAAGAAAGTTCTTTTTATTATAAAGATGTTTTTAACACAGATCCGAAAAAGATAGAAGAAAAAGGTCATTTGCTTTATGCTTCTTATGATCCGTCACATTCATTTCATAACGGTTTAAAACATTTAGACGACGGATATACAACATTTATTTTATCTTCTTCATTAGATAGAAATATAAGCGATACAAGTAATCCTAATTTTGAAGATTTTAGAGCAAGATATAGAACAGCAAAAACTCCTTGGATAGTATCACAAACATTTTCAATACAAAACATTGACAGGACTAACATAACAGGTTCTATTAATAATTTGTTTAAGTTTTATTCTAGATCTGACGGTGACATTGGTAATAAAGATGTTTATGTAATCGTTCATCCTAAAAAGTTAGGTAAACTTAAAAAAGACAAGGCAGACATTTTAGAAGAAATGTATTCTAATTTTGGTATTTATGTTGTTGACTATGACAGTGATACTATATTGGAAAAATATGATGATTGTAACTTATTGCCAAGTTCTCAAAACTATATTGCAAAAAGAATTGGAACCCAATATGAATATTATAATTGGGAAACTGATGCTGATAAGCAAAAAGTTATTAAAAAAGGAAAGTTTTTAAATCAAAGTCAATTTATCAGAGTAGAAATGCATGAAGATGTAGAAGATATGTTGATTTCACCTCTAACTATGCCTAGTGGTTTTAGAGGATATAGACACATTGTAACAGAATATAATTCATCTAATACATTAAATAATATTGCTTCTTTTAATAGCAATGAAGGCAATACAATAGACAATACAATTTTTAACAAAGGAGTATTGCAAAGTCCCGTACCGTATACAATACAGCTTAAAACACAAAACAATAATACGTTTAATCCAGAAACTAATGACTTTTTATTTAAAAGAAAACTAGCTGTAGTTGACAAGCCTTTGTGGGGTGTAAATAATAGGTTTAAATATAAATATTTTAATAGTTTTGAAAATATTGCTCAGTTGGACAATGTCAAGAGGCCTTTGTTAGATAATATAAAGTTATTTAATAATGTTGAAAGTGTTAGTAAGTCTTCTAAATCTTTATTTGACTTTTCTTTATTTTTACCTGATGCTGAACAAAACGGAGTTCCTGCTAGTTGGGATGAAAGTAGTAATGATGTTGGATTAGATGTAGATTTATATAATAATAATTTGTTTCATTTAGAAAAGATAATTGTACATACAGGTTCTAGTGGCGACAAAAAAGACTTTATAAATTGGAATTTAGCAACATATAGAAGGGACGGAAAAAAGTTAACATCTATGCAGAGTAATACAATGTTGCATAGTGATTATGCCAATTACCTTAATATAAATAGTGACTTAGCACTATCAGATAATATATTTGATGCGAGAAAAAATAGTATTTCAAATAACAACATAGAATATCTAGCATTTTCAGTATTTTTAGCTGGTGGATTTGATGGTGTAAATATATTTGATGCTGATAAAAGCAGTTTAAAATCTGATGCATGTGTTAGAGAAGAAAATAATGAGCTAAATAACAATGATTTAAATGGTCCTACCCTTACAAGTTACAAGAAAGCAGCGAATTTAATTGCTGATGAAAACCTTTTACTTCGTGATATAGTTTGTATGCCTGGAATTGAAAGCAGTACTATATGTAAAAATAATGCAAGTTTGGCAGAGCAAGAAAAAACTTATTTATTTATACAGGATGTTCCACTTTCAAATTTCAACTATGAAATTGTAACTGGCTCAAAGTCATTTTATATTCAAAATTTTGCATCTGGTTCTGGAATAGAAGGTCAAGAAGACCAAGACCTTGTAATATCTAAAAATACAGCTGAAATGCATAGACGAAACTTTTTCTTTAGCAGTTTTAATGCATCATATTTTGGTGAGACACAAACAGAGTTATTGCAAGGAACACCTAGTAGTATAACTAAAAATATTCCACCTACAATTAGCGCATTAAATACTATAGCAACTACAACAACTATTTCTCATTCTCCTAGTGGCAAAGAAATAACAATTGGTGATGGATTAAATTTAATTATTAACGACTTAAATGAGACTAGTCCTAATCATAATGACTTAAGAGATTTATACAGATCTGTAGATATTAATGCTATTAATATTAAAGATGGTCAAGTAAAAATATCTTCAGCAAGAACTGAAGATGATGCGAAACCAAGTCTTGCAGGAGCAATAGGAACAAGAAGAGCAAGGTCTGAAATACGAAAAAGAATTAGAGATATGTCTATAAGAGAGTTTTTATTTGAAAATTATAGTTCAAGAGTAGAGATATTTGTTATTGAATATGATAGAAGAGTAAGAAGTATTTTACAAAATTATGTTAACGAAGGTGTTCTAGAAAGCTTTGAAGTAGACATAGATTCTAAAAATATGACTTCTGAAGACATTATTTCAGGTATAGTTAGAGGATCAATAATATTAAAATTTGTAGGTAGAGAAGATATAGATTCTAAAGATGAAGAGCTTAAGTTAGATGATATTATAGGAACATTTGAAAGATTAGTAAATTAAAAAAATTATTAAACAACTAGAAAAAGTTATAGTATAATATAACTGAAGATATTAGAAGGTGTAAACATGTCAGATAGAGGTGAACTTTTAGGAGGAGTCCATGTAGGTGGAGACAGTCCTATTCAGAAAGTTAATGTTTTAGAAGAAGACTTTGGACTAGATATTCCTATTGAATCAGTCCCACTACCTAGTAAAGGTCTTATTTATCCTATAGATAGTCCTTTATATGGAAAAGAAACACTAGAAATTAGACCTATGACTGCTAAAGAAGAAGATATTCTTACTAGCAGGGCTTTAATTAAAAAAGGAACTGTATTAACTGAGTTAATGAAAAGCTGTTTAGTTGATAAAAATATTGATCCAGATATGCTCATCAGTGGTGACAGAAATGCTGTCATGATTGCACTTAGAATTACAGGATATGGTGCAGAATATAAAGTTGATGTTGATTGTCCGGCATGCGGTGTAACTTCTAATAATACTTTTGATTTATCAGAGCTTGCGATTAAGCGTTTAGATATTGATCCTGTTGCAGATGGAGCAAATTTATTTGAGTTACAGTTACCAGTTACAAAAAAGACGTTACAGGTTAAATTCTTAACGGGTCATGATGAACAAGACATTGTAGTAACATCTGAAAGAAAAAAGAAGCAAGGCTTACAAAAAAATGATACAGTTGTTTTTATCGCTAAAAAAGACCAAATACCTCTTGTTGAAAATTTATTTAGAATTAGCGCTGTATAATTTATTAAATGTTTAGACTAAGTTTTATTTATATAGGATGTTTTTGTCTTATACTTTCTTTGTTATCTTTTTTTAATATTATTTATTCATATTATTTTGAGATATTTTATAATGTAGAAATTTATACATATACAATAATAGTCTCTTTATTATTTTCCTCACTTTTTTTTTTAAAAAGAAATGATTATAAAAAAATATCTATTTATGAAAAAATTATTGCTGTTGCTTCTGGCTATTTAATTCTCCCATTAATAATAGCAATCCCATATTATTTTGGTCTTAATTATTTTTCGTTCTTAAATAGTTATTTTGAGTCAATATCTGGATTTACTTCAACTGGATTTTCTGTATTTGATAACGTTAAATATCTAGACCAAAGTTTATTACTTTGGAGATCTACTTCACAATGGATTGGTGGT